AGAGCTTGTTGGCTATGTATGTCTAATAATCTCGCGAATAAACAATAGAAATAGAAATAGAAATAGAAATAGAAATAGAATTCATAAACAATTCATTACATACTTTGAAAAATTACATAAACGTAATTTTTTATGTAATCTAACTACATAGTACGCAAAAATATCTGAATGGATACTCTTGAACAACAATATGACATTGAGGTCATGTCTAATGCATATAATCTATTGGAATCATTACCCGATGAGCTACGCACACTTGAATATAAAAAAATATTGGAGACCATTCACAATTATATTCATTATAATTGTAAACATAACTACATCACTGATGTAATCGATATTGACGTAGAACAATCGAAAACGATTATGTATTGTACAAAATGCTACTATACGAAAACAAACTAATGCCCGACTTCTGCGTCTCTGCCAGTATTATTTCCACCACGTGTTCGCAACATATTTTTTTGATTTTCATCCAGACATAGACTTCCGCGAGAGTTCGTTAATCCGGAACCTTCGCAGTCAAGCTTACCCTCAGCAGTAGCATATAGGTCAAGAGATTTATCTCCTACACCAGGAGCACAGAATAGACCATCGAACCCATATATTCTTTTACAATCTTGTCCATTGGTTTCCATGGAATAGGCTCCATGAAAATCATTGGTTTCATCATTATTGAAATATTTCAACATCTTTCCGGCAAAGCCCTCTGTACTGGCTGCGTTTTTAGCTACACTCTCTTCTTCACTTGGCTCGAATGAACCACAAGACAGCATTGTCGTAAATATTAATACCAATAGTAAAAGAGCCAATAAAACATACAAGGTTTGTGCGTTCATGTATATGTATATTCTATTGTGAGAAAACAATACATCCAAATACAAAAACACTAAATATTTAATGGTGAAAAAACATAAATGAAACGATTGTATACTATGTATTACAATGTCTGGTTTAACGGATAATGAACGTATCCACTTAAAAAAACTGATTAATGAATCTGAATGTGAAGATAATACTCCTAATATTCGACGTCTGAAACACAGCACGAAAATTCGTGATGATGTTCGTAAAATAGATACGCTACAACAAAGCCATATGGAACTGATGTTAAGCGATCCCGATGCGTTTGAACAATTATGTATTCAAGAATGTCCTTTCTTACATACGAATTATACTGATATCTTCAATAAACTTATGAAAAAAGAATTGGATTTGACTATTATGACTAAGCTACTCATTATTTTAAAGCTAATTGAAGATGAAAAAGTAGACCAACACGAAGGTTCAGTTATGTGTGGTAAGGTGTTAAAAGAACTTTATATTGATAGTGCAACAAAACGAATGGATAACCTTGATAAAGAACATAATGAAGGCAAAGAAGAACCTAATGCTGGAAAACACGTCTCTTGGAAAGATTACAAGAAAATGCAACAACAAACGACTTAAACACTTGCTTGTTATTATACACAGATACTCCCATAATGAACGAGATAGCTGAAACCAACGTAAGAAACATTTGTAAGAAACTATTCAATCATACCACCGGAACAAATTATCATTTCGGAATTTTGAAATTACATATTCAAGATGAAGACCTGAAAGAGATTTATTTACCACGTATTGAAGCACATAATAACCAAGCATTAAATGAACGATTCCCTGATTCCGGTTTCGACTTGATTGTTCCCGATGATATTATGTTTGATAAACCATTTGAAACAACCATGATTGACTTCAAAGTGAAAGCAGAAATGTTGTATTATATTGTAGATAGAGAACACTTTATGAACAGTGCGTTTTGTTTATACCCACGTTCCAGTATTTGTAAAGAACCCCTTATGTTAGCAAATCATACTGGTGTAATTGATTCTGGATACAGAGGAAATCTAAAAGGTGCCTTCCGTTGGTTTAAAACAGGTGCCGCAAATAATTATTTTGTTGAACACGGAAGCCGTCTTGTACAAATTTGTCATCCTACCTTATGTCCTATTTATGTAATTACGATGGACGAAGATGAATTAGCATCTACCACCCGTGGAGATAAGGGATTTGGTTCTACCGGTAAAAAAGCATAAACAATATATAGAAACAAAAAGACCAAACACAAAAACCACAAAAACCACAAAAACCACAAAAACCTCTAACCTTATCGTTTAACAGACTGAAATATTTGTATCGATTCATATCTACTAACTGTATATATGAATGAATGAATCAATTACTAAGGAATACAAACATAATAAGAAATCCTATTTAAAATTACATAATCACAATTACTTCCAAACGAACCGTCCGAGTAAACGTTTTCGCGTAATTGTATTTGATTTAGATGAAACATTAGGGTCTTTTCAAGATTTCCATATTTTATGGACGGCATTACAGGATTTTCAAAAAACCCATCACCCTTTTCCCTTTAATGATGTATTAGATTTATACCCCGAATTCATACGCACCAATATATACCCTATACTACATTACGTCTATCAACGAAAAAAAGAGCACAAATGCAAAGGTATTTATTTATATACCAAAAATAAAAATTCGGTTGTATGGGTTCAGTTGATTTGTCGCTATTTTCAACACAAAATCAACTCATTGAATGATTTTTTTGATAAAATTGTCTATGCGTTCAAAGTTGACAATCACGAATTAGAAATCAATGATTATGATTGTAAAAAAGCCCGTTCCGATTTTATACAATGTGTTATGCTACCCAGCACTACTGAAATCTGTTTTATCGATAACACTTATTTCTCCGAAATGAAACACGCATTTGTTTATTATATACAACCTTCTTCTTATTATCATACATTATCCAGTAGCGATATTATACAACGGTTTATTCACTCCAACCTGCTTAAGAATTGGAATCAACGTCAAAAAAAAGAATTGCACGATTTTCTACAATTCCATTTTTTACACAATCCTTCTGTATTGCCTGCGGTAAATAGTCCGGATAAACAAATCTGGGATGAAAAGGTCGCCCAGAAAATTATGTTCCATGTAAGAGAATTCTTTTATGTACAGAAAATGGCATCTATGACACGAAAGAAACGACAGTTGCGCGCACGATTCACTCGGAAAACCTACTAACCTTCTTCGTGTTCTTCACTTTCTCCACGCTGAATGTATTGGTTTGTTGTTAATAATAACTGCTCATCGGGTGTTAAGATTTGAAATACAATACAATCATCCCAATGAATACGGATAAAACGATTGGTAGGACTTTTCATCAATAACTGCGTTCCTTTCTTTGTAAAATCCACATTCACCAGAATATTCCCGTTTGTTAGTTTCTTGTCGCCTCTTCGTATCCAACGAATAAACTTACCTACATGCAATTCGTTTAAATCGTCTACATAACGATAACTCAATAGCTTCTGGGCGTATTGTTGTATATGTTCTATCTCATTTTCATTTAATATGGTATATACCTCTTGCTGTATATCATATGCGGTTTTATTCAGAATATAATCATATTTTTCATCATTCAACGAATCTAATAGTTCATGAATATCCACCGTAGAATACAAACTTGGGTCTTCTTGTGCTTGGCGTATGATTTCGTTCATTTGTTCCTCCATTATTACACCCTTGGTAATTTATTGTATATGGTTATAGCGAGAAAAGTTTTCAATTTTCCCCCAGTAAATAGTCTATATTTAATGTCGGGGCGGCATAATGGCAATTTCGCTTCTTATGATGCTGTATATGTTCCCTTGGAGATACCAGCCATCTCACCCAGCGCACATTTTCAAATTCTTGTGTATGAATCACCATATTCAATATACTTATTATCCCTATTGGCACTACAAAAGACGTCTCGTTCGGTTTCAATATATAGGCTGCTATGATAAAAGGCGATGCATACGCAAAACAAAATTCGGGGATACTTACCGCATTCCCTACACTTGGCAACACTAATCTATCAAACTCGTGATGAAACTGATGCAATTTATATAACCACTTCACTTTATGCATGTAATAATGCGCACAATAATAACCTATACAGTGTATCACTAATATTGCGCATATATTAAACCATTGAAACTCGTGTGTATGGGTTAATAGTGTTATATCAACGATTCCATACATTATTGGAGATACTAACATCAGATTGGCTTGTGCCATGATTATACCTTGTAAATATGAGTGGGGTCGGTACTTTTTTATTTTCTTGAAACTTTTGTAAGCAATTGTCGTATCCATGTATAAACTAAGAACACATACCGAACTACCTAATGTAAAACCCTTCCCTACTGAATATAGATATTGGAGTAATGCCATATATTCATTCATTTTATCCCTTTATCTTGTTTTCTAATATTCTCCCTTTGTGTACGTATACAACAATTACAAAATTGAATTAGAGCTATAACGCATTATAGAAGTATACCAAATAATGTCTTTACACGTTGAACCTATTGTTTCAAAAAAAAAGGTTGTTGTTAAAAAAAAGAAAATTAAACCCCCTGTTATTGAAGAACAACCACCCTCACCAACACAATCAGTAGACATTGAGATTAAACTTCAAGATGGTATTGAATATTTATCAACCATACCAAATAAATCAATCGACTTGATTTTGACAGACCCACCCTATATTATTTCAAGGGATAGTGGTATGAATTCTCATTACAATACTGTTAAGGAAAATGAACGTATGAACGTCCAAGAGGTAAAAACAGAGGAAGAATGGATTGCATATAAAACAGAAAACGGACTAACCGATGATACAAAACGTGATAATTATATTAAATATGGAACCATTTACGGGAAAAAATATTGTGTTAAAACGGATTATGGTGATTGGGATAGTGATTTCACAATGGACGTTCTCGACACGTTTATTGGCGAATATTATAAAAAACTACGTAATGGTGGGACGATGATTATGTTCTTTGATATTTGGAAAATTTCAGAACTAAAAGCCCTCCTTGATAAACACAAATTCAAACAAATTCGATTTATTGAATGGATTAAAACCAATCCACAACCATTGAACTCTAAGGTGAATTATTTGACAAATTGTCGCGAAATCGCCCTTTTGGGCGTAAAAGGTGGAAGCCCGACGTTTAATAGTAAATACGATAATGGCATTTATGAATTTCCATTACAAGGTGGTAAAAATAGATTTCATCCCACACAAAAAAGTTTGCTGTTATTTGAAGAACTCATCAAAAAACATTCGAATGAGAATAGTGTCGTGTTGGATACTTTCCTTGGTTCTGGAACCACTGCTATCGCGTGCCAAAAAACGAATAGGCATTTCAAGGGATGCGAGTTAAATAAAGAATATTATGATAAAATTATGGACATCATCCAGAAAAAAGAATCGTAATCTACATAACATACGTGAAAAATATATCCCTTCGTATTGGATATATTTTTTTTGT